TAAGAGGTTACCCGTTCAGGAGTTTATCTTTGGCCTTCTGCACCGCGTCCATAAACCAGTCCGAGCCAATCGAGCGTATTATATACGGATTCGTTCGCTCTGGATCAGTTCGTTGGATTTGACATTCGCTATGTCAATCTGTGCAGCCCCTATCGCGTGCAGCCATTCCGGAACGAACAGCGCCGTTTCGTCTCCGAAAAAGGCCTCCGATGAACTGGCGCCGAGCCAACAACTGCGAGTCATCTCGATCCAACGGAAAATGAGCTAACGCCTCCGGCGGCGTCGTATTCCTGCCGCGCCGCCAAAGCGCAATTCGCCGCTGGTAAGGCCGCTTACGGCTAAGCTCGGGTGACCCTTGACATCTGCCATGATGATCCGGGGCGGTGGCCAGGTGGTATCCGCGTTGTCGTCGGGTGCGGACGCCTGGTGCGGGTCCGAGACCGAATGCTCGGGCCGACCTGAATCTCTTTGCCCGTCGTTGGGCTCACGCCAGCCTGCACCAGCCTGGGGAGCTGCGGGCTTGCGCAGCCAGGGGATCTCGAACCGGATCACGATCGGATCATCGTATTCCGGAAAGCCAAGTGGGCCATTGGGCACCTGCGTTCGGTCCCGGCATGAGCTAGGTCACAATCGGCGCTCCGGGCCAGACAAACCCAAGTTTCGGGTCGAACCCGGTCGGACCTGACGGTGCCCTGTGCGCCTCGCGAGCGAGTCGATCGCTCATCCAGTGCCCAACCAGCTGACCGTCTAACATGATGTTCCCCATCTCCGGCCCGCTTGAGGCTGGCTGTGAAGGCGGTGTGGTGTCCAGCGGCCGTGCTGAACCAGGTGGGATCGTGGTTGTGACCCACGGTCCCACCATAGGCCAAGGGGCAGGAACAGTTGCGTTTGACAGCGACGTGGGCTCTTCAGTTTCGCTAGGCCACTCAGTCCTGCCCCGCCAACCTACCGGTATGTCGACCGATCCACCACCAGTACGGCCCACCGCCCGACTTCCCGGCATCGGCCCGAACACGGGCTTGGGCGCTGCTGTTGCGCCAAGCAGCGAGAGCTGCGCCGGACCTGGGCTTGAGACCGGGACGGGCTCAGGTACCGCGCTGCGGGCCAGCGCCGAGAGATCTGACACAGTCAGTGTAATTGGGGGCGCTGCCGCCGCAGCGGGAATTGAGGCCGGCCGCTCCGTCACGGGCGCAACGCTCACGCCGGCAGCGAGCTGCGACGGTGCAGGAACGGTCGGCGTCACGCTCGTTTGCAGCATCTGCGCGGGTGACGGAACCGTGGGCAGCATGTGGGCCGGAAGCAGATCGACATGCACTCGCGGCGGCGTTTCATACGCCACGGGTGCTACGTGCGGCGGCGTTTCGCGCGCCACCGGTGCCACGTGCGGCGGCATTTCGCGCAGTGCAGGTGCCGCGTGGGGCGCGAGAGCCGTAGAAGGTACAGCTGGAGCGGGCGGCGATGCCGGTTCGCTTATCCTCTCAGAGGAGGCGGCCGGCGTTGGCGGAACTGGGCCAACCGGAACTGCCGGACGTTGTGGCGCGGCTACTTCGAACGGCGGCCATTCACGCGGTGGCACATTCGCAACGCTGCCGGCGGGCGTGGCTTTCCGCGCGGCTCCGGCGCTCGCCGGCGCCGCTTTTTCGGCAGCGTTGGCGGCGATCTCGGGTGAGCGCCGAACGAGCGAGGGGGCCGGTACGCTCGCCAAGCCGCCGAGCAGCCGTTTCCCCTCGGCCGCCAGTTGCGCGAAATCGAGGCCAGCGCCGGCAATCGCTGCGTTACCGGCGCGCCGCAGCCCCGCGAGCCCGTCCGCCGTATGCGCGATCGCGAGGTCGAGCGCTTCCAGGTCGCGCCGGATGATCGCCAGTCCCTCAGAGACCCCGTTCTCAAGCGCGAGCGTAATGCCGATTGTGTAAGCGTCGTCCATTCTCAGCCGGGCGAGTGAATAACGCGATCCAGGCCATTCCCGCGCTTGGGCGCAAGCGCGGTCGCCGCCGCCGGATTATCGCTGCGGCTCGTACCATTGGATTGCCTGCCAATCGAACTGCCGTCCCTCGAGTGCGCCGAGGGCAACCACCCAAGCCAGCCGCTCGTTGCGCGTCAGGCTGCAGGCGACGTCAAACGGCACCCCGTTCTTGGCGAGATACAGACACTCGACCAAGTCGGGGTGCCGACTCAGTTTTTTGCGGCGTCCAGGTCGAGCGGGTCCTCTGGCCGCAGCGCCTGCGCGACCGCGGCCAGTCCGATCTCGCCGAGTTGCCGCACCGTGTTTTCGATCAGTATCTCGTTGACCGCTGCGGGACACGGCACCTCGTCGATCGAACTCACCGAAGACGCGAGCAGCGCCATGCCGAGATAAGGTTCGTTCTGCGCCAGCGCCGGCCCCAGCGCCTTAAACAACCGCAGTTTCCCTACCGCATCTAGCCGCCGCACCGCGAGCTTGCGCCCTTGCGCATCGATCACGGTGATCAACTCCTGTGCGGCGGAAACGATTCGTCCCGTCGGTGTTTGCATCAGATCCGTGTCCTGGTGGAGGCCCAGAATTCCAGCTTCTGCTTCACGGCCGCATCCCCGCGCCAGGCACCGGCATTCGCCAGTTTGAACACGACCGAATCGTACTGATATGTGGAGGTCGAGCCGTCTACTTCGGTGACGTACTGATACAGACTGCCAGCCGGCAGGCTGCCTTGGGCAAAATAGGCGGCTTCGGCGGCGGCAATGAAATCGTCGACCTCGCTCGTGCCGCGCTCGACCTCGAAGCTACCTTCCCAGCCCTTCGGCAGTTCCGCTGCCATCGGCACGCCGTCGAGCCGGTCGATTCGCACTGGCGTGGTCAGCTGTCGGCTCTCGAAGCCCGTAACATAGGTGAGATCGACACGGCCTGCCGGACCGATCACCACCAGTTGGCAGTCGCGGCCGATCGAAAACTGCGTGGTAGGCATCGATTAACCTCCAACCTGGCCGGTCGGCAGCGTCTGCCGTTGCACCTGCACGGTCTGACCGCCCTCGACGTTGACGATGAATTTCTCGTTGATCGCCTGGTACTGCACCTGGCAATCGGCCTGCACATAGCCGAGGCTTGTGCGGCTCAGCGGATTATTTGAAGCATCGCACACTACCGAGAAGGGCAAGCTGCCGTCCGTGCTGCCGAGCAGACCCTGGCCGAGCAGGTTCTGGAAGAAGCTCAGTAGCGTCGAGCGGATGCGCTGGAACAGGCTGAGGTTGATCACCTGCCCCACATACTGGCCCATCCCGGCGGCGAGCGTGGCGGCGATGTAGTTGGTCAGCCGTGTGTAGTTGTCGCCGTTCACAGCCGCGTCGCTGCTCGAATTGAAGCCGCCGCGCACGCCCCAATACGACCCGCCCGGCTGCGGGTTCGCGATTACGTCGATGCCGGCACTAAACAGCGTCTGCAGGTCGGCATCTGAATAGACGGTGTTCTGCCCACTGCCAGGATTGCCGGATTGCTGGCTGCCAATCACGCTGTACAGCGGCTTGTTCAGGGTCGATTGCTCGGGCGAAAGATTGGCGAGCCGGCCGGCGACAAAACCCTGCGGACTGACCAGGCGTACGATCGAATTGACTTGGTCCGACCACCAGATCCAGTCCCCGAACATCAGCTTAACCGCATAGCTGTCGAGGCCGGCCGTCTGCTTGGTGGCCACGGCATTGCTGATCGTGTCGCCGGCGGGGCCGGTGCAGACCATATAGACGCCTTCGGACAACCCGAACTCCGCCTGCGTAGTCCACTGCGTGCTGTCATCAGCGTCCGCCAGCATTCCGATCGAGCAGCCCTGGCCACGCAGGGCGTACATCCCGCTCCGCGGCAGGATATCCGAGCCGACCAGCGAAGCAGTGTTCAGGAAGGTTGCACCATCTGTGCCCGGCAAGCCGAATTGGAACGAGAACGGCCCAGCAGTCGGCATCACGGTGAAGGAGTTGCCCAGCGAAGCCACTACGATGCGCGAAGACCCGCGCTGAATCGTCTGGCCATTGTTGATTGCGTTCACCAGGTTCTGCCAGAAGGTCTGGCCGGTGCCGCCGATATTGTCGAACACCTCGGGCGTGAAGCCCGGCAGGGTTATCGATAGCCGCCACGTGTTGGCTTGCGATCCCGGTGAAAACGCCCCGCCGATCTGGTTTCCGTAGCTGCCGGTGTAGAGCGCGGTCAGCACCAGCGGCCCGTTCGAGCTGTTGTTGTAGAACAAGCCGAGCTGCGCCGCGGCATCGGAACCGTCGGTGACACGGACGCAGCGAAAATTCTGCGCGCCCTGCTGCACCGCGGTGGCCACCTGTGTGCCCATGTCATGTTTTCGCGGGACGATCGGGCCAAAATTCTGCGAGTATTCCGCCATTGTGCCGGCGATCACCGGCTGGTTGACCGGCCCCCAGGATGCGCTGCCGACCACGCCGACCACGTCGGTCGGAACCCCGTTCAGGACGAGGTTTTGCGGGGGCACGATCTGAACGTAGAGGTCCGGGACCACCAGGGCGGTGGTGTTGATGCTTCCCTGCTGCACGATCGGCATGGCTCAATGCTCCCCGGGCGAGTTACCCGCCGCGGCGGGCGGGGGGGCCAGCGGCACGGCTACGCGCACCACGTTGGCCGCGTCCGCGCCCGCGATAATCTTTGCGATCTCGGATGGATCGCTGATCACATCGCCCTTGCGGTGCGCGGCGAACGGCCGCACCGCCACCAGTCTGAATTCCATGGGGTTCTCCGAAGGCTTTCGGTAATTGCGAGCCGTGTAGATGGACTTAGGCATCGACGGATATCTCAGCCGACCAGGGTGGTCGTTACCTGTTGCGCGCTGCCGAGCAGGATGTCGGCGAACAGCATGGTTGGAAGCTGGTCCACCACCGTCGTCGGATATTCGACCTGGTAAACGAGATCCCGCCGGTAGAGGGATGCGTCCTCGGCCTGGTCGGAGGCGCTGCCGCTTCGATAGCGCAACCGCCCAACGCTGCCGTCGGAAAGGCTGATAAACTTGGTTTGTGCCAGGACGGTGTCGATAACCGATGCACTGATGTCGCGGCTGGCCGGATCCGGGCACCAGCAAGTGATCCGGAACGATTGCTCCTGGCGCCGTGTCTGCATTATCGCGGGTTGCTCGGCGACGACCCGCGCGAGCAGCCTGGTCACGCCCGGAATCACGATAGTTGTGCCGGACAGCAGGACGATCCGGTCCTGCCGCAATAACGCTGCAAGGTCGGCAGCCACCAGCGCTGGTGTGTCACCGGGCGCCGTGGCGTGCACGTATGTCGCGCTGTCGGCCAGAATTCCGGCGAGCTGCCCTGGGGCGGCATTTCCCGCAAAAGTCACCGTATTCGCGGCCAGGGTTGCGGTAAGCAGCGGGCCCGGCGAGGGCAACAGCAGCCACTCATCCAGATACCGGGTCGTGTTTCGGCCGCTCGCCTCCGGAAAGACGGTAACGTTTACGTAACCTGCTGCCAAATCGCAATCCAGCGCCGCCGCCTCGGGCCAGCCGCGATAAACGCGGCTTAGCATCCCGTTCGCTGGTGGTGCATCGGCGCCATTTGGATAGATCGCCGTGGCGACAAGCGCGACGAGCGCGGTCTCTACATCGGAAAGATCAGCCATCCGCCAGAACCGGCCGGACTAAGTGGTTGCCAGCTTCACGAGCAGGCGCCAGCCGAACTCGCTCAATTCTGCCGATGAGACGACATAAGTCCGGCCCAGATCGTCATTCATCAGGTCGTCAGTTCGGAGTAGGGCGTTTGCAACTGGACAGCCGCGTGTGATGGCAGCTGGTAACAACACGCTGTACCCGCCGAGCCGCACGTCGGACGGCAGTTCCGCCGGTTCGCGTTCTCCGGTACCGCCGGCGAGGATGCTCGCCGGCCAGTTGATCAGCAACGGCACCAATTCCGTCCGTTGCACACCGCCGTAGCTGTTGATACCGGCGGCGCTCGGGCCGGCAGGGCGATGGAAGCTCACGATCCGGTTAGTGAGCACGCAGACAA